TTTATCCTGAATTTATAAACATATTCTTCCATATTGCGATTCATTGGACCTAAAATATATATTATATTGGAATTTATAAAGGGACTTAACGTTGTTTGAATGTGTGTGAAAATATCATCAGTATTATTTGTATTTTTTTGGAATGAATGATACGGATTCCAATAATTTGGTAAAGATGACGGATACTCACTCATTTTTATCACTTTATTCGCCATAATTATGTTTATAATATTATTTTTATATTCGGAGCTTCAAACGTCTTTTTCAATAACCAATAAAACATTGTTTGTGGTTCCTTCCATTTGTTTATAAAATTTTTTAGTTAGTTTATTACATCCATCGGTTAATTCTTTCAATTTATCAATTCCAATTTCATACACTTCTTTACCTTTTCTGTATTGATATTTTTTCATTATTCCTTTAATACAGCCTTCGACTTCTGAAAAATTATCGGTCTCAAATAAAAACTCAACGTCAATTTTATCCGCATGTGATGAATTATGTTGTTTCATCCTTTGTAAAAAATCCTTACTTTTTCCAATTTTTACGAATTTGCGGTTATTATCTGTTATCTCAAATCCATATATGACTCCTTTACTTGGTTTTTTACGTGGTTTTAGAGAAGAATCCATTGATTTAACTTGTGTTTTCAGTGAATTGATGATGTAATCTTTATATTGGTTCAGAGTTTCTTCAACTTTCAAGAAATATTCGCGAACTTCTTTCGCTTTTTTATTATTGAGCATCATACAAAGTTTCTTAAATGTTGATGATTTGAGTAATATAATTTCTCTTGGTTTTCCTCCTCTTTCAACTACTTTTTTTAATGTATAATCAACATTTTTTGAAAAATTCTTTACTAAAACTTGTTTTAAATTATCTTTTCTTTTATTTATCCATTTTGAAATATTATCTAATGAAATATAAAATAAATCATCTAATTCTTTGTAATCTTTTATAATTCCATAAAAATCATCTATAAATAGATTTGGAATCGTAGAATACTTTTTCAAAAACTCAGCAAAAGTAATCATTTATATAATTTATTGTTAGATTATTTTTAAATCCTAATTAGTTAGAATTTAATCTAAATAAAAAGAAATTTAAATATATTTTTATTTTTCATATAAAATTTATATAAATATATTATTCTAAATATTTAATATTTATATAAATTTTTAATTTTCATTTTAGTTTAATTCCTAAATAATTAGGAATCATTATTTAAATAAAAATTTAAATATTATCTTACACGCTAGTTATTTATTATATTCTGGAAAACATTTCTTAAAAAGAAGTTCATTAAATTCTTCTTCACCTAAAACTTTTTTTTGTAATTCATTTAATACGTTTTTCATATAATCCTTCCAATCAATATTTCTACAATAAGGACATCTAAAATAATCATATATACTTGGCATATCATCTAATGTTGCTTCCATAATATCTTTACCTTTATGCGTTATTTTAAACCAACAATCCCTACAAATTAAACATCCACAATTTGGCGAAGAACAAGTATGTGTTTCATTATGTTTACTCGTAATGAGTAAATTTTTAAATTTCATTATTTCAGAATAATCATTATTTTTCACATTTTTTTTATATATTTTTTCAAATTCCTCTTTTGTTTGAGGTGTAAAAAACTTTTCAAAGCATATCGCACATTCCATTTATATTATATAAAAAATTCTTTTTATATTCAGAGTTCAATCTCCAAGTAATTTTAGAAAACGTGTCTGTTCATTATGATAACGAATGAAAATAATAATATCACAGAGAATATATAAAATGTTTTCTCGATATCAGTTTGTGAATTTCGGAAGCCTACCAATTCTCGCCAAAACATTTTGGAAAGTTCCCAAGTATTTACCAGATTATCCGACGAAGGAATCTTTCAATAAAATAGTCGGGATTTATCAGCCGAAATTTAAGGCTGTTTGCTCTTTCACGCACAAGACTGATATGACTGAAAAGAACTTCATTATCCAAAGTCATTTCATGTTTTTATCTGAGAGGCTCCGGATAGAGGAAACTTGTAAATACGCGCAAATGGACGCCAACCAGCAATTCCGGATTGTGTATTCGATCATTGAACAATCCCAAGAAGAGAGAATGTTTATATTCGAGAAAGAGCACGAAGATAAAATAACACAACTTCCCAAAAATATTCAGGATTCATTTAGAGAAATTGAAGCGCTTTTAAATGATAATAAACACAAATATGTAATAAGTTAAAGAAATCCGAATATCTGGATATATGGAACCGAATTATCTTCAAATTGAAAAAGACAATCGCGCCATACAATTTCGCGTGGATATTGAGCGAAGATTCGCCTATTCAGAGTATAGCATGGATTACTTTGATTATTATATTCGCATCAGCGATGAATATGTGGATTCCGGCGCGTCATCTGACCTACTTTTAGCAGTGGATGACTACCACAATATTCGAATATATGACAAATTTATGAAAGAATACGTTGAGTTCGACGTGGATGATTTGAATGTGATTCATTATACATATGACACAATATCTTTATCTGGGATAACGCTGGAACAGTTGGTAAAAGAAATCCTCTATCATAATTTTGTTGGCGCGCGCGTTCGCTTCGACGTATAAGTTTTATTTATTTACAAAGTAAATAAATAAAACATCTAGATATAAATATCAAAGATATTTATATGTGTAAGTCAGATTAAAAAAATCGCGTATGAATATATTATTGAAATGAAATACGAAATAGATAAAGAGGACAATCGCCTTCTAATTCTCCGGTTTGCGGATAGAACAACGATGAACAATGCTTTATCAAAAATATCACAACGTTATGAGCAAATGGAGGCCGTCGCAGAAGGATACAATTTCCCAGCTGGATTTGTTGAGAAAACAGACGAAATCTATAATTTTGTAAAGAAAAACAAGATTGAGTATATTATTGGTGTTTATAGTGGAAAATCAATCCAGCATGAGAGATTACACTCGAAATATTACTTGGATGCGGAATACAAGAAGAAAATTGATGATGAATGGGAGGAAATGGATGCGAAAAAGCGGGAAAAAATAAAGGACTTCTTAAAGAGGCTCGGATATTGTGATAAAGTTATCGTGGATGAATATCAGGCGTATCGTTATTCAGAAAAAAGCAATTTTTTCGGAATAAAATATTAAAGATTTTCGTATTATATAAGATATAAATAATGGCTACGCATTTGTGTAAATCAGAACCAAAATCTGGATTCAGAAAAATAATGGATAATTTTACATTCAATAAAAAAGACATGTCCGGACTAATAAATATCCTTTTACTTTCTACGGCCGGTCTTTTAGGAATTACTGCGGTCGCACAAGATAATTACAACTATTTATACGGCGCTATAACATCGTTTGGGATGTTTGCGGGTCGGATTTATATGAATCCGATTGAGGCTCTTTATATGATGTCGGCGCTTATAACTTTGACGACACGAACGCCCGAATTTCTGGATAAGGACGCATATTTTCCGATGAACCGCGTATTTGAGGACCCCGCCAATTTTAAGGCTCTCAAAGATGAAGTTGAGAATATATTAGAGAAAACAGGAGGAGGAGATAGTTTGACAATGACGAGCGAGACATATAGTGGCCAGAACAAGTATATAGGGTCTGATATACGGCGCGACGATGATGGTATAACAAAGGCGTGGCGCTTGATAAATATAAAAGTGGGAGATGAATATTCGGTGGTCGCGCACAAATATTTCCCAAGTTTGGTTCGGATATTGAAGGGAGTTTCTCAAATTAGGACTTGCGCAGTTAGTGTATTACAGGACGGCGTTCATATACCAATTCACGTGGGTTATTACAAAGGAATTATGCGCTATATGATTCCAATTGTCGTCCCGAAGGACCGAGAGAATGTGTTTTTGTGTGTGAATGAGTTGAAATATTGCTGGACGGAGGGCGTAGGTGTTTTGTGGGACGACACGTATCCGCACAAAGTGTATAATAATACTAATGAACTACGCGTTGTTATTTATATGGATGTGGTCCGGCCTCTGAGATGGGGATTGAACGCGTTGAATCGGTTCATTATTTGGTTGGCGTGTAATTCGAAAATTGTGAAAGATGAAATAAAGAAGACGGAAATCCAGATTAAGAATGAATGATTAAATCAAATAAATATTCAGTTTTTTATTTACAATAAAAATAATATTTTGTCTTATTTTCGGTTATTGTTTTGAATGGGTCGCCTCGACGGAGTTCATTTATGGACCAACTAATATGCTTTTGTAATTTACTTTCATCAAATAATTTTTCGACTTCATCTGGATTCAACTTTTTCTGGCAGAACTGGGCGCCTTTTATTTTTTTACCGGCTACTTTATTTACTTGCGCTTCAATTTCGAGATGGACTGCTGTTTTACCGAATATTCCCAGAAATGGGTTTTTGATAATCGGTTTAATTTTCTTTATTTTCAATTTCAAATAATGGCTCACGCTATTTTTACAAACTGCGCCCATATTGCTTATACCGTCTTCCAAATATTTCCGGAATTTTGCGGATTTCGCGAACACATCCATAAACTTTTTCTGGGCGATCTCCGGAAGATTCGCGAAACTAACATCCATAAAATCAGTGGGCTCATTTTTGTAGAATGCGACTTTGATATTGAAACGCATTGTATATTTTTATTATGAGAAAAATAAAAATATCCGGATAATTCATGAAACGAATTAAAAACTTTATACAAGCGCACCAGCTCTTAAAGTGTGGCGGGAGTTATCGGAAAGGCGTCGTTTTCAATGCGGCCGGCGCGATTTGTAGAATGTTTATAAATTTTACAACGTCGAAACTCGATAAACATTCAGAAAATTACGATACTATTTTCTACGCCGGTCGCGGAAAAAAGGATAAAGATAAATATTTTATCGAAGATACCGTTGCAAAATAGAGAAAATCTGCTAATGGAAGTAAATAAGGAGCAGTTTCCGATATATGTTAGAAATGGAGACGGCTATTTTTATGTTGGGCGGTTCGTGATTGCGAAAGCGCAGAAGAAGAAGCAGTTTAATCCAAATATGGGCCGGTATTTTGCGACGATTGGATTTCTTTGTAGGAAAATAACTTATTAAATTTGAAGCAAAACTATTTATAAATTGCGTTCAACTGTTCCATCCCGCTCAAAATGATGTCCCGATTGTTAAAATAGCTCCGGTGATAATGAACATCGGTATATTCTTTTATGAAGTTTTTGTCTCCTTTTTTCAAACGATTTCGGAAATCTCTAACTTCCAAATGTCTAACCTTACGATTCAATACTTTCAAGTTTGGATATTTATGTAAAACATTATACATTACAATTTGGTCAGTATACCATCCACTTCTTCCAGGATTTCCACTATAAGAGTTTGGATAATTTTTAATAAGATTGTCTTCAATATCTTTCTGACTCTTAATATTGAAACATTTTGACCATGTGTCGGGATGCGCTGCGTTATAGCACATATAAATCTGTCTTCCCGCGATGCTTCTATAATAAATGAAATCGTCCTTTTTAAATTCTTCGAGTCCTTTCGTAAAATAGTCGAAGTTTGTTGGAAAAATGTCCATATCAGTAATCATAACAAGTTCATCATCTGGGAGCTTTAAAAGAGACGCATAATACATACGCAAGTTCTGACCTAAATATGCTCCTTTAAGGTTCAAGTTTTTATTCCACAAAATAATATTCTTCTCGTATTTTTTCAATTCATTTGGAATTTCTGTTCCAACAAAAACGCAAATGAATTTCACATTAATTTTATTCCAGAAGAATATTTGAAATGGAATAAATTTATAGTATCTTGGGCAATTATCAACTGAACCTAAAACTGTTGTTAAACGCATAATATTTAAAATAAAAAAAAGTAAATAATCTTTTTTATAACTATAAATTCTTCTTTTTTATACGCATCGGTTTGATGTAATAATTATTCAGGAAATTATTACCACTCAAAACAATGTATTCATTCCAGTTCTCATTTTTTATTGGCGTCGCTGGTATAATTGGATTCAATTTAAAAATATATTGCTCTGGAATTTGCGATGAAAATTGAATTGAATTATTCGTCGCGTGTTCAATCTTTGAATTGGATACAGTTATATAAAAGAGTATAATTCCAAAAAATAATTTGAGCATTTTATAACTCAAATTATGTAAATTCCTTTAAGTTTGTTTTTTATTATTTATCGTGGAAATCCGGGAAGAGCACGACTGGGGCCACTAAAAGGACCACTTTGACGACCGGCCAAATTGAGACCAATTGCGCTGGCCTCACCACGGGTGAGAGCTCCGGCATTGTTGGCGGCGTGCTGGGCAGCGCGAGAGGGATTCGCGAGGAGTCCAGTATTTGCGCTAATTGTGCGGCCACCAGATTGGAAAGTGGGACCACGAGTTCCATTTGCGGAGCCTCCGAATGGAACTCCAGAACCAGGACGAGAAGAAGATGTAGAGATAGAGCGGGACATCAAGGGGGGGTATACTCTAGCATAGAAAATATTTTTTACTAAATAAACGAATTTCGTAAAAAATAAAATTAGGAAAATTAGAAAAATTCAATCTAATAAATGAAACTAAAATTACCTCGCGTTCATTGCGGCCTGAGCAACAAATACTTCGAGAGCTCTACCAGTCATACCTTGGGCAGTTCCAGTGGCTCTAGCGTTTCTCGCGGCGGCGAACTGGGCGCTATTAAGTGCGCGGTCAGGGCGCTGTCCAGCGACGAGCGCTCCTGGTGGAAAATTCTGGGAAGGAACTGGTAGCCGAACCGATGGTCTAAATGATAGGTTTGGACGAGACATTTTAACCTTTATAAAATATCGGAGAAAAATAAAATAAGTTATAATATAAAAATAATTTTCTAATATATTATAAAATGAGTTTGAGTCCAAATTCCAGCGCCACTTCTTTTTCTTCTGATTCTCCATCAGCTAAGTTTTCCCTGACTATCAACGCATTTAATGGGAACACAACTAATTTTAACCGCCGTCCTTCTCCTAAATCGGCCCCTGTTCAACCAGCAACGAATCCAAGAATTGGAGGTCTTAACAGCAATCTTTCTGCTGGAATGATAAGGCCAATGTAGTTTTACTTATTTTTTATCGTATTTGATAAAATCTAATTTTCATAAAAATTAGATTTTTAGATTTATGTAATATTCACTAATTATTTTTTGAACTTACAATTATTTTTTTGACTATATTTATCAATTATCATTTTTTTAATTTTCTTCAAGTTCTTATTTTTATCATGACTATCAAAAATTGGTTTCTTACTATATTCGGTATTATCAAAAATGATTAAGCGAAATTTTCTTTTAGTTGATGTCTCAAATTTATTTTTGTTTGTTTTACAAGATTCATTATTACAATAATCAATTATTTCTACAAGTGTTTTCAATATATTATTTACGACTTCGCCAAATATTTGTAAGCGTATATCAGGTAATCTTGGAGCAAGTGAATTGTTTCTCTCTTTACTTAAAAATGATTTTATTTGTTCAGTCATTCGTTTTATATTTCTTTCAATAAGAGTGCAAAATTCTACAAGGCTATATGAAATAAATATTTTATATTTATTATTGGTCCATCCAACTATCGTAGGAAAACTCCGTCCAGTTGTTTCAAGAATGAAATTTTCATTCTTATTGATTGTTGAACGAATATTCTTATCAAAAGATTTATCACACGACTTATATTTACAACCGAATTTTCTTGTATTGAAATACGCGTTCGTGAATTTTTTGAATATGCTGTTTTTATTTATAGGTGTATCAAGGAGTTTTTTTATTTTATTCTCTATGACTCTATAATCACTTTCAGAAAAATATTTTTTTAATATTTTTTTTGTTCTATTTTTATAATCCGGATTTTGTTCAACTAAATTATCAATAATAAATATATTTTTGTCCAATGGTCTTTCTAATTTTAGATAATCGATTGATTTATCAATTAGACTCGATTTTCCAGAACCGGTTGGACCGCACGTAATCAAAATATATGGATTATTACGTTTCGATGATTTAATCGAATTGCTCTTTTTTTGAAGAGAAAGACTCATTATACTAAATATAATAAAATATAATATTTCGAATTTTTATGATAATTTCCACATAAATTATATTTTTTATAAAAAATTGATTAAATTTATCAAATAAACAATTGTTATAAAAAAATGGAAGAACTAATTGAGCAACCAGTATACCTATGGACTTTCCAAAAAAATAGAAGGCAATCCTGTTCTGAAAAATTCAAAAATATACCACAACCAATATATGACGTAGTTTTGAATAATAAACAAAGGTTTGATTTAATAATGAAGTCTCATTTGGCTGTTATCCTTGCTAAAAAATTAGTTGGGAATATTCGATATCCAAGAAGCCATTCTCAAAGAATTTTATCACGCCAACACTATTTTCAAGATATACAATGTGTGGATTCTTTGGAGGATAATTTTTCCAGAATTAATTCAATTGCTTTTCATCCGACATTTCCAATTCTGGCAATTGGAGGAAAAAGCAAAAATAATTTCGGATACGCAAAATTATGTTGGCTTTCGTCAGATGGTTTGCTATCAAATTATTTTCCAAAACTTATCGATTATTCTTACTTTACCAATTTGTTATCCGTCGCATTTCATCCAACATTACCAATTTTAGCAACTGGTAGTAATGACAAAACAGCGAAATTATGGGAATTATCATTGGATGGCTCGAATCCAATTTGTATTTCGTCGATTAAGGAACATAGCACTGTAAAAGTTTTATCCGT